GTCATGACGGGCGATGTGGACGCCGCCTTCTTTTTGCTTGTCTTGGGTGCTTGCCTTGTTGTTTGGCTAGTTTTTGATTTTATTGATCGCCGCCGGGTTAAACGCTACCAAGCCGCCGTCTAATTTCAACTGAGTGAAGGCCAAATGAAGTTTTATAATGAAAAACGGGTGAAGCGGATGTGGCGCAAGCGGATACCAGCGCAAAATGCGGCGTGGAAACTGCTTTACGCAAGCCGGCGGGCGGCGGATAAGGTCTGATTAAAGCGGAATAATGAAAACCGCTTCACAGCCGGCCACCAGGGTGCAAAGGATCACCAGGATGGCCGGTTTTTTCATTCTGATTGTTTCCAATTCTTGATGCCTTTCTCGACGGATCGGCCTACAACATAGCCACCCAGGCCCAGTTTCAGCAAATCCCACATGTCAGGCGGAATGATTAGCATGGGCGCTTCTGGCCAGAATAGTGATAAATACGGATAAATCACATAATTGTTGGCGATGATGAAAACAAACGTCAACATGGTGATCGGACGCCAGGCGGCCACAATGAAATGTTCGCTTTTGGCTTCGGCCATGATGGTTTGCATGGCGGCGTCTAATTCTTTCAAATCACCAGCTTGGTGCATGGCCAGCAATTTCATGTTGGCTTCGGCTTTTTGTGCTGGATCGGGGAATAATTTGCTAATCAAACCCATTCCCATTTCGATCAACGGAATTGCGATTGGTAATGCCATCAGTGTTTCCCCTCTAATTGTTCAACGCGGTGTTTCAGGATGCCGATTTCAATTTGCAGATCCGCAATGTTTCCAGCCGTGTGCGTGGTCACGGTGCTGGCGCTTGCGTGCCGGTCGTTGTTGTTCCAGTTTTGTACCTGACCACCACCACCCAAAGCCAGCGCCAGGGCGGCCAGGATGTGCGGAATATAGGGTTTGAGATCAGTCACGGGATTTTCTGCGGGTCTTGTTTCGCATGTCAATGATGCGATAAACCCCCCAAACCAATGATGTGAGCAACACCAGGAATGTCATGACGCCGTTGACCATTTCCATTGAATGCAACATCCCCGTGATTAAACCGCTAGGGATAGCAATTGTGTCGCCCAGGTGTTTTAAATGCTCATGATTCTCGGTGATTACTTTTTGCATCAGGTTGTCAACGCCTTTGGTTTGAATGCGATGTGAAAATGATTTCCTTCAAATATCACAATAAAATCATCGCCCAATGCGTTTTCCAAATCCTTTTGCACTTCGGGAATGTCGGTTGGGTTGAAATCTCGGGTGCGCGAATCAATGGCAAATCCCAAATAATGGCGTGACGTTTTTGAATGGCTGCCTTCCACACCGGAAGTGACCACAAATTCAACGCCCCATTTTCGATAGACAGAATCAATGATGGGCATGACCATCGCCATTTCCGCTTTCATGCCGGTGATTCTCACGCCTGGTTTGATTTGCACTTCATTCACTCCCTGCAATAAAAAAGCGATGATCAATAATGATTTCATTAGGCCGGCTTGTATTGTCTGCCAATCATGATGTTGGTGGCTCTGTCTCTGCCAACTGTTTGGCGAACCAATGCGCCAGGCGATGATTTGGCGGCGGCGTTTGCCCCCGTCATTTCAAATTCAGCCAATGCGGAACGCGCCCGCATGATGTTCGCACCACTATCGGCATCGGCGTCAAATTCAAATCGCTGTATTTGGTGTGTGGTCGCGGCATTTTCAGGCGTGCCAACTTGTTCATCAGTCAATGGCATATCGCTGGTTACCATGTGTTCAATGTCGCCAGTAACCTTATTAACCAAACATATTGCAAAGTGTTTCATTTTTATCCCTTTATGCGTCTATATGACGGTAATCAACATCATAACTATAATCTGTCGTAGCGCTCGAATTGTAAAATCCAAAACTCGGTGAATCCGCGCTTGCACCGTCAACGGTGTTTCCTGTCATTGTAACCTCCGCCCCACCTGTACAATGAATCATTGGGAAAAAACAATAATGGGTTAATGATATGTTTGTGTTTGTTGACTGCGGGACATTTCCCGCCGCTGAAACGGTCGCTGTGGTTATTTTCGCTCGGGTAACGGCGGCGGCGTCAATGGCGGCGGTCTGCAGCCGCACCGCCGAAGCGCTGGCATCACCTTCAAACATCGCCAGAAAATTGTTTGACCACTGGCCGGCCAGCGTGGTGTCAATATAGCTTTCCGCGTCAACCTGCGCGCTGGTGATGGCCGTGAAAGTGGTCATGATTAACCCTCGAAAAGACTCATGGATTTACATTTGCGATCAACCGGAAACCCGCATGAAATGGCAAATTTCTGATCCCAAAGCATTTCATATTCATCATTGAATATGGTTTGCACAATGCCGTTGAAGTGTTCGCAATGGCCGCATCCCTTTGCCTGGGATAACATGACCCGCGCCATCGGGCAATCGATCAGCACGCTGTCAGGTATTTTCACATCAACGACCGGCAGCATGTTGTTGAAATTGCCAATACCGCGCTGTTTGGTCACGCTGATAATTTCATTCAACCGCTTCGGATCGGTGTCAATGTTGGATAATGGGTTGATCTGTTTGATGTCGGTGTTGTTGTTCATGGTATTTTGTAAGCCTCTCCGCCGTCTGAAAAATAAGTGTTCCCTGCTGCCACAATGTAGCACCCCGCCGCCTTTTCTGCATCACTCGCGCTGGAATACACGCTGGCATCACTGGCTGACATAATTCTGGCATAACGGCCACCAAATTGCGCTTGTTGCACGGTGAATTTGTAATGGCTGCCAGGTGCTTTGGTGGTTTTTTCTTCAATGCTGAGAATTTGCACCAGCGTGGTGTCATTGGAACCATCAAACGCCTGGGATTTGCGCGTTTGAATGTTGATGTAATCGCCCACCGCGTTGTCAGCGGTATCTTTTGCGTCCACCATGAACGTCATGACCTTTGGCGTTTCACGGAACTGGTTGACGGTGCGGCTGGCGGTGGTGGCGGCCACGGAATCGCTGGTGATCCAGCGGGCATAGATAACTTTTTGTCGGATGTCGTTGTTTTTGTCGGCACTTTCTTCGCCGGCGTCAATGTTCACATAAAGGCTTTCAAAATCCTTTGAATTGTCAAAATCCAGCGGCGTGCGCGGATTATAAAACACAATACAACGGGTTTTCCGGTCTTCGGCTTCAATGCTGACTTCCACTTCGCCCATGATGTGATCGTCTTCATCAAGAGTGATCAGTGTGGTGTCAGGCGGCGCAATAGCACGCATTCTGATTTTCTGATTGACGGCATCCCACCAAATGTAAACCATCAATTGTTCGCTGATTTCATCCAGTAACGTGTTGATGCCATAAGGTTCAGTCAGTAATGCGGTCAGGTTGTGGCCGGCCAGCCACTTGTCTTGTTCCGCATCCCAATCAGCGGCGGTGATGTAGCTTGACGAAATGCCAGCATAATTAACCAACAAATCGTCAATGATGTCGCGCACATTCACCGCGTCATAGTGCAAACAGGCTTGCACGGCATCATCGATGGCATGTGTGGCGGCGGTGGTATTCCATGCGCCACGGGTCAGATTGGAAAACACGTTTGATGATCGATTGGCGGCTGGCGCCTCGATTATTTCATCACCAATGCGGATGAAGTCAGATTCAGCGTTGTATTCGCTTTCTGTGCCGCTGGTAACGGTCAGCGATGTGGCGGCGGCGGTGATGGCCGCTTCCAGCTTGCCGGTGCTGGCCACGGGTGCAAATGAGCGTTCATCATCGGCCAGTTTTAAAATGTCTTTGGCGATGATTGTGACCATGCCTTTTTTGCCAAAGGTGATGGCCTCAAGGATATAGTTTTCAGTCTGTGTTTGTAGCGTGCCGGCGGTGTCAATATATCCGGTGATTAATCGCAACGGGCGCCCCTGGTAAAACGGGTTGCGGGCGATCAGCTTGCCAAAATATGTTCCCTGATCCATTGGTGTATAGCTTCGGCTGGCCACATAGGGATCAATGCCAACGTCATGGTGGGAAAAATCCGTCAACTGGATGGTGATCGATGCCCGCTTGTTGAACGGCTGCCCGGGCGTGATGGCAATCGGTGACAGGGTGTTGCTTTTGATGCAAGGGATATAATTTTCCCCATCAATGTCACGGTCACTAAATTTATATGTGGTGATGCTGGTGTTGTTGTAATTATCAGGATCCTGGCACGTTTTGCGGGTGTTGTGACAGGATAGCGCCGCCGCTTTTGATGCTGTGCAAGCCCCCACGCCATAAACCTCGGCGCACTTGTCCAGATCAATTTCAACAATAGTGACAGGCTCGCGGCCAATGCGATCGCGCTCCGTGGCGTATGTCATGTAATTCTGGCCATTATTGGAATACTGAATGACATCAGGTTTTGTCCATCATAAGCCGGCGTTTTGATGTTGCCTTCTGTCCAGCAAAATGCCGCCTCATCCGTGTAACTGTCCGGTGATGGCAAGATCATGAACGGCCTTTCCTCTAGTGCGGCCAGAATCGTTGGCCAATCTGATCGCATCCAGGCCGGTGTCACGGATTTGAATGCCAAGCGGCCTTTGATTGGTTTCTTTTTCAGTGATCGCCCCAAAAAGGCGCCTTCGGTGGAAATGCTGTTGACTGGTACACGCTCTGATCCCAAATTCATGGGTGCGAAACCAGCGGCCAAACCGCGTTGCATTTCAGTTTGTGTACCAAGGTAGGCATGCTGAATTTTTGGTTGCTCTGAGCCTGTAAAAGTAAATTTTAAACGCCAGTATCTATGACTTTCTGCTGTTGAAAGTTTCAAATTGGCGCCCTGTTTAGGCGTAGAAATAACACCATCTGCTATATCTGTATAACTAATATCATCGTCCGAGTAAGCCAATGTACATACAGCCCCAGCCAAAGAATAAAGATCAGACGAATAAAAACCAAACAAATCAACAGAAACAGCGCTACCCATATCAATTCTCAAATGACAACCTGGCCCCGCTGTTGGTTGCCAGTAATCATATAAAAAACCATCATAAGCATTCTCTTTTGGAAAGCCTGATGCCTCGCTATCGACAGTTACTAAGCTGGCCGTTTCAAATAGATTGTTGATTGCTATAACTGCGTTGGTCATGCTGCAATCCCCCTGCCACCATCGGCAATGTATTGACGCAATGAATCGGCAATGGCTTCGGCGGTGTCGCGATCAGCCACGCCACCTTCAATGGTGATGTTGATGTTGGTCGGAAATTCTGAAATTTCCTGGCTTGGTATATCGGTCAGATTATCAATTGCGGTGCCGGCTGAAACCCCACCCCCGGCGGCTGACAAGGCACCACCGCCACCATCAAAAGAAGTGGATTGAATCTTTTGCACATTCTTGATAGCTACCAATGCGGCGGCGGCGGCATACGCGGCGCCCACATAAGGGTTGATCTGTGCGCCGGCGGCATAGGCTGACATCGTGGCTTCAATGCCCTTGACCACGGCGATGGCGGTAGCGGCTTTTTTGCCGATTTCAAATTCTTTGCGGCTGCCTGAATCCATCAGCGTGGCCATGTTGCTCAATATGCCTTTTGCAACATTCAGCCGCGCCTTTGAGCCCAGGGCGGCGATTTTCTCCATGTTCTTTTCGTGTTTAACGGCCAAACCTTCAATCAGTTTGTTGCGGGTTTCCCAACTGATGATGTCGTTTTGGAAGGCGTCCTCGACCATGAAAACGCGGTTGTTGTCGGCCTGGATTTCCCGTTCTGCTTTGGTCGCCAAATATTGATCGATGGTTTCAATTTTCTTTTCCAGCGATGATTCCAGCGCGCTTTGCTCTTTTGCGTATAACTTTGAAAAGTCGCTTTCCACTTCTTTTTTCGGTGGCTTCACATCCTTTTTCGGTGGCACCAATGACAAAACGGGCGCCACTCCTGCAAATAGCTTCTGTTTGGCAAGTAACTTGTCCAGCTCCGCATTGGCTTCGGCCAACTGCTTTTTGGTGTCTGTGTCTTTACCGAAAAACATCAGGTGGACAACGCCTTCCAGCCCCGCCCGTGTTCTGGTTTTCTCGATGGTCAATTCAAATGCGGCAATGCGTTTTTGTAATATCTCGATCTTGTGAGCAATGCGCACCGGATCCGCGGCACCATGAACGGATGCGGCAAAACTTTCAGCCAGGAACTTGACGAATTTGGGTGCCTCGCTGGCAACGTGTATAAATTCCAGCAAGGTGTCAGCCAGGTCGCCAATCTCTTTTGAATAACCGGCCACGGCGGCGGTGGCTTTGATGCTCAGTGTTTTGGACAGCACGGTCAATTTATCATTGGCCACTTCGGAATTGCGGATCAATTCTTCATCAATCACCAGGCCAGCGGCGTGCGCTTCGGTGGCAAATTTTTCAATTCCTTCGGCGCCATCACGCATCAGATTGACCATCGTGACGCCGGCGCGGCTGAATGCGGCGTTGGCAATGGCCGCTTTATCGGTGGCTAGTTCGGCCTCTTGGATGGCATCAGCCACCAGCTTGAACGCCTGTTCCTGGTTGGTGGTGTTTTTGATGTTTTCCAGTAATTGCTTGTCATACTTATTTAAAAAACTGGTTAATGGCCCGATACCCGCACGGGCTTCACCCACTCGTTTGACGAATGCGGTCAGATTGCTGGTCAGTTGTGATTGTTCGACGCCGGCTATTCTGGCGCCGTGTGATAATTCTTGATAAGCGGTGGTTGATAAACCCAACGCATCTGACATTTTGGCAATTTCGTCAGTAGCTTCAATGGATTTGTTGATGAAACTGGCAAACTTGACGGCGGCAATGCCCAAGCCCAGGCCAACAAATGCTTTTTTGACGCTGTTGACGTTTCGGCTGGTTTTCTTTTCCCACCGCTTTGCGCGGTTTTCGGCCTGTTCCAGTTTTTTGATCAGGCGCGATGAATCGGCGTTCATCTGTACCGATAATTTTGCCAGGGTATTGGAACCAGCCATCATTCACCGCCTTTTGGTTTTGCCAATGCCATCAACGCTTTTATTGTTCGTTGTGTTTCGCGTTCACGCTGTTCATCGAGCGTTCTATACATGAAATCATCAGCGGTGGGATTGCTGCCAGGCTTGCCATGTACCTGCATATACAATGCCGCCAGTGTTCCCATGTGCCAATTGTCACGCGCCGCGCCAAAGGGTTCAAGGTTGGCGTATTCTTTCCATTTTTCCAACTCATTGACGCCCATCGTTGCTTCCAATGTGGCTATCGTCATTCCGCCAATGGCCAACGTCAACCGATGAATGAACTTTTCGTCATCGGTTAATCCGCTTTTTTTGGTTCGCTTTCCTCATCATCAGTCATTCCGGATGCTTCGGCCACGGCCTCTGACAATTTATCAAACAGGCTGCCAGGTAACGCCAAAATTTCAGCATCTTTGCCAATATATTCAGCACAGCCGCCGGAAATAAGGCCAACAGAATACATGGTGCCGTCTTTGTCTTTATTGAACGCGGCTAGTATTTCGCGGCGCTTGCCGATGGTGATTTCACGCACATGATAAATTTTGTCACCCACCGTCACTTCGGTAGTTGGAAACAACGAATCATCCAAAACAACTGATTCCACGGGTTTCGCCTTGCTCTTTTTCTGCGCAATTTGTTTTTCCGTTTTTGTGTATTTGTTTTAAATATTAAGTGATTGTTATCGCGCCGGATATTTTCAGCGCCAATGACAAAGTGTTTTTATCGTCAAATGATGGGTTGACCAACCATGAAACCGGCGTGACGGCAAAAGTGTAAACCAAAGCGTTGGTGCCATCGGTCACAGTGATTTCCATATTGAAATTGGTTTTGGCAATCACTTCATCAATCACATCATCCTGAATGTTTGCGGCATCGTGTACGCGATTGCATTCAATGCTCAATTCCTGGCCATCAGCCAGGCCAGCAATAAATTCGCGGGCTGTGCTGTCGTGGCTGGTCACATCGATCAGCGGATTGTTTGCACCTAAACCGCCAAGCGCGATAACCTTCTCAATTAAATTGAAAACCTCTGGCGTTGCACCATCGCCATATTTGACGGTCAAACCACCTGTAAATGAACCCATAATCTTGCTCTCCTGTTGTTAAACTTCACCGTGCCAAATCGAAAATATTAAGGTGATTCTATACGCTTCCACCGATTCTTCAAATAATGTTGGCAGCCAATCGGTTAAATGAATTTGATCGACAGTGATCCCGCCAAATGATCCGGTTAAATCCTTCAATGCGTCTTTGATCGCTTTCGCCAATGGTATGGCGCCATCCTGGGATTTGCTCCATGCGTCAATGAAATAATCAGATTGGCAAAAACCTGTTGATCCGCCGTGGACATTATCAATGGCGTGGTTGGTTGCACCGTATGAAACAAGCGGATAAGT